CATCCACACGGATCTCTACGGAACCCGTTAGTGGGCGGTCAATGGACGGTACCTTGATAGGTACCTTCTATGTGAGGGGTTCCAGAAGTATTTCTGGCTTGTACTCTGTGAATACCCAAAAAGACAAAAGATTTAAAGTCATCTCAGAACTGGATTATTTCCAGGATCTGCCGACGGATATCCGTTGGAAGCTTAGTTGTTTAAGCTATGATCAAGTTCGTAGACTTATTTATTCAATTAGGGCCGTAGAGGATAGTATCCTAGTCTCTACTCCAGAGTTGGCCAATAGGCCACTCACAATGCTTCATTTGAAGCTCTGGCGGTGGGTAATCTCAACATCAGTCCATTCTTATCCAAAATTGTGTAAGGAATGGAAATCGTTAGTACTGCATTTGCGTCACCGCGCAGCTAACTCTCCTCAACGTCAGGAGAACTGCTTTCCTAGGGGAGTCCCAGGAAGCAACAAAGGTGGTATTGGGCCAATATGGTTTGATACGCTCCCATGGTTAAAGGAGCTTCACCTTTGCCAGTTTGGTAAGAAGCCAACAAAAGAGTTCATGCGACGAATCGGAACTTTTTGTCAGACAAGACACTTCCCTCCTCCTCCGCTTGATTCAAAAAGATTCATTGCAGAGGTCCGTGAGTGGAGGGGCTATCTTACACGCAACCAATCATTAAGTAATGAATTGTGTTGCGAAGTTGAAGGGGCGCTTCGCGTAATCGAGAAGCGCATCAATCGGGAAAACCTTCAACTTAGACCACATATCTCCCTAAGCGCAAGTGCGTGCTTCTCTAATCCGAGAAGTAAAGGAGGAAGAGTAATAGACTTCCTCCAAGGGTGGATAAATGACTATGTGAAGTCTGTTCCAGATTATTCTAGAACAGGGACTACACTATTCGGCGCGCCGTACCTGGTTGACAAGGGTATCCCTTTGGCATATACACAGGCGCGGAAAGAACGTCTTGACATACGTGTCGCTACATTCTTATCCTCAGCGTTCCGAGATGAGATGGGATCTAATACCGTTATGAACGTTATGTTCGGCGGACCAGATTCTGAAATCTCACTGGAAGAACCCATATTTGGGCTCGATCAAGAGTTGCCACTGCAACTCCTCCAGTATGCTATTGAGAGAGCAATCTCTCGTGGATATATTAATAGGTTACCCTATTTTGATAGCCTTGATTTTCTAAAGGCAAAATCCACAGTTCGAATCCTTGCGAAGGCTCATCCCGTTTGTGAGCCCGGAAATAAGGTTAGGTGGGTCACTATGGAAGAATCCTTCATGACCGTGATTCTCCAACCTTTTTCGCATTGGATGGCTGGAATATTCCAGCATTTCGAACCCCTTCGTTCAGCTTTTACACGCACCTATAAGGCTTGGGATGCATGTGTGGCTTTGCAAAGGACAGGTACCAGAGACGACAATTGTGGTATTGGTACCTTTGATCTTACAGGAGCGTCTAATAACCTCAATAAGGAATTCCTTAGGTTAATTGGACGGTGGGCCATTCGCGAATACGCTAGTGACCAACATGAGATTGATTTTTATTCTCTCTCCCTTGACCTAATCTTACGAGACCGTGAGATTAGGGTGTATGATCGTGAAGACGGTGATCTGTTTCAGACAATCATATGTAAAAACGGAGTCCTTATGGGTAATCCCGGGACGAAGGAACTGCTAACTTTGAGTTCAGGAGTTTTACATGTGGTATGTAGTCGTAGGTTAGGGTACAAAATACCCCCCTATACACTGATTGCAGGTGATGATGTTATACTTTATTGTAGACACCATTTTTTCAACGTATTATTGGAAATTCATCGCCAATATGGTAATGATATAAA